GGTTTCGATCAAAATTCAGGCCAAAAAAAAGGCCACCCGAAGGTGACCTTGATTACTTAGTGGTTAAGATTCGAGCGTTGGATCAATTTTGTAGCCAATCATAGGCATACACTCCCGCACTCGTTTCTGTATTTTGGCAGGATCATATTTCGGAGACTCTGCCTTAGCACAGATTCCTATGATGGCGACAATATGCTTGAGCATACGTTCCTCGTCTGTACCTGTTTTACTGGTAACAGACAATGTCAGTATCTCAGCAGGTTCGCCCAACTCAGCAGCGCGAGCATTTTCTGTAGCTTGTCGCGCATTCAAGTCATCTTTTGCTTCCCGCTTTTTCAGCGATACCGCATACTTGCCAATAACAGACCCAACAACCTTGAGAAAAGCATTGCGCTTTTCGTTTTCACTCTCGGCCAGTTGCTTGTAATCAATACAATACAGAGCATACTCGCGCTTCGAATAGCTAGCAGCTATAAGATGCAATACAGACTCGCGGCATTCTAGCCACTGCTCGGCATCATCCGCCTTTTTATCTACCTTGCCAAGATAGCGGCCAATTACTGCCGGGCTTGCATGAAGCGCATCAATGACAGCGCCCTTTGCTTTGCCTAGCACAATAGACTTTTTAACGTGATCTTCCACAGCACTAGCAATGTCAGAACCTAACAGTACCAATGCGCTTGCATGGTTCCCAACTACGATTGAATTACTCATAAGATACTACCTTTTAAACAGACAAAGCATAATTGCTTTGACTTGGATTAACTATAACACATTTTGATAAGTATACCATTGATATGGCGCATTTAATTAAATCCTAGCATATCCTGATAGCTATATCATGCGAGCTGGTTAGGCATTGCCTAACAGAATCGCGCCGAAATTGACCAGACGGCGACACCCACCCTACCCCCACCCCCCGCGCATTGCTGCTAGCGCAGGGCTACCCTATTATTATTAATCCACACCAACGTTTTCGTTTTTCAAAATTTTTCGTTTTTCAAAAGTTTTCAAAGCCTCTAAAAATTTTTTATAAAAGTCAGGGGACTGAAGTACCCCTAGCTCAGTCCTCCAAAAAATTTTTTGCAAAAAATCACGATCCAAGTCATAATCGGCTGACCGAGGTACGTCCTCGCGCAATGGAAAGAAAATGGAACGATTGCCCTTAGAGGTTATACCTGAAATCGGCGTACCGCTGTGTCCCGAAGCCAAGTACATGGACTTACGAGAACGTGCTGAAGCAGTCTGCAATACAGTAGATTATCTCAGCAACGAAGATTTTGGGTTTGACCTGATACCAACGAGCGAAGATGAAGCAATCGCTGCGAAATTGGCGTTTAGTTATGCTAGTGACGCGACTGTTACATCGAAAGAGGTGACGCATAAACGTGTAGTGGAACTGCGTCCCGCCTCGTTGGTATTGGTGAACAAAATACTGACCGAGTTCAGCCAGCAGGTTGTGCAAAGCTCAGTAGAAATAAGAAATCTCATCACAAACAAGTTACTGTTAGAAAGCGAACACCCAGACCCCCGTGTGCGATTGAAAGCGATTGAACTTCTGGGCAAGATTTCTGATGTTGGCTTGTTTGTTGAAAAGAGTGAAACGGTAGTGACGCACCAGACATCAGATGATCTCAAGGCCAAGCTGAGAAGCAAGTTGAGTAGACTCATTAGCCCTGATGAAGAAATCACTGATGCGGTAGTCACTACCGTTTCCGAAGACACCTGCGACACGGTGATTGAAGATGCCTAAAGCTTAGTATGAAAACAGAAATACCAAAAATAATACATCAAATCTGGATAGGTGAGGAAATTCCTAAAAAGTTTAAGGTATTTACCCAGAAGATGAAAAATGTACATTTACCTTTAGGTTATGAAGTTAATCTATGGGGCAATGAGATATGGGACAAATACCGCAATGACCCTTATATTGCCAGTTATGCTAAAGGAAATTACCCCCTCGCATACGTTACCGATAGATTTAGAATGCTATTGTTAAGAGATTATGGTGGGATAGCGGTTGATCCAGACTGTGAAATAGTAAGATCATTTGACACTATTATGGATAGGTTAAGTGAGAATATTACATATTTTGCAGGAGCAAGGGCTGAGATAGATGGTGGAGCCTTATTTGAATGTGGGATTCAAGGCTCTACACCCAACTCAAGAGTTGTAAAAGAATTACTGACCGTATGGGACAACCTAGAGTTCGCTTCAGGAGGACTAAGAACAAGTAATAAATTAATAACGATACTTGACACCGATGTTGCATTATTAAATCACAAACATTTTTTTACATATGTTATAAATGATAAAACCATATTACTACATGAACCACACACTCTAGATACATGGAGAGACGAAAAAGACAGAGAAGACAAACAAGCGCAAAGAAATAAAATTGTAACAGAGCTTAATCGTAACTCAGTATGATTAACCAAAATGTAGACTTCACCGACACAGAACTACAGCAGATGCTTGAAAACATTGATGTTTACACCGATGTTGAGATGGCTGAGATAATTAAATTAGTCGATGAGCTGGCAAGGCGCAAGTACGTCAACGGCTGCTTTGATGACTTAATCGAGTTCTGCAAACACATGCAGGATGATTACATAGTAGGCAGTCACCACAAGCACTTGGCCGAGCTGCTGATGGATGTAGAGGCGGGTCGAGAAGACCGCCTAACGGTGTCGATAGCACCTCGTCACGGCAAAAGTCAGATGGTGAGTATATTCTTCACGGGTTGGTACTTAGGTCATCACCCTGACCACAAGATAATGCTGGTCTCCCACACGACCGACTTGGCGGTAGACTTTGGACGGAAGGTGCGTAACTTGATCGCCTCTCCGCGTTTCAGAGAGATATTCCCAACCTTAGAGCTGGCAAAGGATTCCAAGAGTGCTGGACGCTGGAACACCTCAGTAGGAGGAGAGTTCTTCGCGTGTGGTGTGGGTTCAGCCCTTGCGGGGCGCGGTGCTCACTTATTAATTATTGATGATGCTCACTCAGAGCAAGATGTGCTTAACGGTAACTTTGATGTGTTTGCGAAAGCCTATGAGTGGTACACCTACGGAGCCAGAACACGACTGATGCCTCAAGGTAAAGTGGTGATTGTAGGAACCCGCTGGCATCAGTCGGATTTAATCGGGCGCGTGATTCAAGACATGACTAAGAATGAGTTGTCTGACCAGTACAAAGTGGTTGAGTTTCCTGCCATGATGGAGGCGGCTAACGACGATGGCTCTGTGTATTTTAAAGCCCTGTGGCCTGAGTTCTTTGACATGGAAGCACTGGGGCGCACTAAAGCCTCTATGCCGCTATTCCAGTGGAACGCTCAGTTTCAACAAAACCCCACCGCAGAAGAAGGTGCGCTAGTTAAACGAGAGTGGTGGCGGGACTGGGCAGAGGACGAGCCGCCTGATGTTGAATATATCATAATGACGCTGGATGCCGCAGCCGAGACCCATAACAAGGCTGACTTTACTGGCATTACTACATGGGGTGTGTTCTGGCATGAACCAGATAACAGGCATTACATTATCCTGTTAAATGTAATCAAAGAGCGGTATGAGTTCCCTGAGTTAAAAAGGAAGGCTTTGGAGCAGTATGATCGGTGGGAACCAGACTCGTTCATTGTGGAGAAAAAGAGCGCAGGAGCTGCGTTGTACCAAGAATTGCGGAGAATGGGCATCCCTGTGAGTGAATACACACCTCACCGTGGCTCGGGCGATAAAACAGCAAGGTTGAATTCTGTCACAGATATAGTAGCATCGGGTACTTGTTGGGTTCCTAGAACCAGATGGGCCGAGGAGTTAGTGGATGAAGTGGCAAGTTTCCCTTTTGGGTCTAACGATGATTTGGTCGATTGTACGGTCATGGCTCTAATGCGGTTCCGCTCCGGTGGCTTTATACGGCTACCTTCCGACATGGAAGAAGAACAGCGATACTTTAAACCTAAAAAACGAGCGTATTACTAATGGCTGATGACATTGATGACTTATTAGACGGCGAACTTAGCGAAGGGGAACTCAGCGAAGGGGAGGTTGCTTTTGAGATTGAATCAGCTAATGGTAGCAATCCTCTGCTAGAGGGCGGCATTGAGATTATTCTAGTGGCCGAAGGTGAAGAAAATGATCTTTTCGAGGAACCTATAGAATTTCATGCCAATCTCGCTGAACACATGGAAGAGGATGAGCTTTCAGAATTTGCCGAT